AATTTGTCTCATTTTTCTTTTCGGTCGGTGTAATAAATGCGTTATTAGAAATATAAATGTTAGAACTTATGTAGCCTCTGGCATTTTAATAGTCGGAAGTAAGAACGTAAATGTTAAAAATTGTCAAGTTAAAGATTGTTTAAACAAAGATGGTTCATTTGAGTCTTTTGGAGTTGTTAGTTCTGAAAAAATAAAAACAGTTGGGTGTAAAGCCGAAAATATTAAGACAACATTTATTTCTAACACTCCTTCAACTGGTCATGGAGCTGTAGGATTTGTCTGTACTCTTTCAACCGATCTTTACTACGAAAATTGCAGCGCTATTAATTTAAGAGGTTGCTGTGATGATGCCACAGGTTTATTAGTTTTTATAAGTGTAACTGATATAATTATTAAGAAATTTTATGCTGAAAATATAACAGCAGGAGTTATTACTAATGGGTGTCAAAAAGCATCTGGAGTTGAAATTTATGGCAGTGATGTAAAAGTAACCGATTCAGTTGTTAAAAATGTTTTAGCTGTTAGTCCACTAGATGATCAAGCTTCTGGTTTCTCTTGCGCGATTGGTCCAGATGTAAAATTTGTAAGATGTAAAGCCGAAAATATTTCTGTTGTTGATCAATACGGAAATGGCAATTCTGCATTAGGATTCGGAACCGGGTTCGGATGGGCACCAGATCCAAGACCATCATTAGCTGTTCCAATTGTTGATGCATATTATGACGATTGTTTCGCCAAAAATTGTCAGGTTGGGTTTGACACTTGGTATCATATTAATTCAAAATGGAAAAATATAACAGCTTGCAATTGCGCAATCGGATTTTATAATTTTTTAAAATCTCAAAGAACTATTGCTTGTTCTACTTGTGCTGGGTGTGAATTAGGCGTTACAGTAACATTGACCAACCTTGCCAGAAATAATGAATTCATTAATGTCAAATCATATTATAAAGAAGATCCCCTCTGCAAAATTTGCAAAAAATAATTTATCTAGCATATTTTCAATAATTATGAAAGTTTATTGAAAAAAAATTAGTTAAAACTTATATAATTATGATATATAAAGATGTCCCTTAAGAAATTAAACTATATTGGTTCAAAACATAGTTTACTGGATTTTATACAGAATACTATTGAGGAAAAAACCGGAATAACTGATTTCTCAAATGCATCAATTGCTGATGTTTTTTCTGGGACAAGTAGTGTTGGACATTTATTCAGAAATTTAAATGCGAAGGTTTTTTCAAATGATTTGGAATATTATGCGTATGTTATTGCAAGAGCTTCCATATGTTCAAATTATACTGTTAGGTTGGAAAATTTGATAAATGAATTAAACTCAGTAGATTCCTTTATTGGAATAATTGCTCAAAATTATTCTGAAATTGGTGCGGATGAAAGAAAATTTTTTACAATCGAAAATGCCAAAAAAATAGATGGGATGCGAATACGATTAGAAAATATGAAATCTGTACTTACAGAAGATGAGTATTATTTTTTATTAGCATCGATTATTGTATGTGCAGATGCCATTGCAAATGTCCCTGCTATTTATGGAAGTTTTTTAAAACAATTTAAGAAATCTGCTCAAAAAGAAATGTTATTATCGCCAATACATTTGAAAGAAAATTCTTGCCCAGAAAATCGGGTATTTAATTGTGATTGTGTTAGTATGGTTGAGCAAATGGATCCAGTTAATATAGTTTATTTGGATCCCCCATATAATGAGAGACAGTATGGAAAGAATTATCACGTTTTGAATTATATTGCAAAATATGATTCTGAAATGGAGATTTATGGAAAAACTGGATTGATACGGAATACGACATTGAGTGATTGGTGTATGAAAGCAAAAGCTGCCGATAAATTAGAAGAACTAATGGAAAAATTAAGTACAAAAACCGATTGGGTATTTATGTCTTATAATAATGAGGGAATTATTCCTCACGAAACTATACAAACAATATTCAATAATTATTGTGAGACTGATTTAGTTTCAACAAATTATAAAAGATTCAAAAACTTCAAATATAATGAATCTGGTGAAACTAATGAATATATTTGGGTTGGGAGATTTAATTAAACGATTTAGTTGTGGAAAATAAGTAAAAATTTAAACAAATAATCTAGTGATTGCTGATATAAATAATTTTTATAAATTTATATATTATAATTGTTTATCTCCTAAAAAATTTTCCAATTTTTCTTCCTATAAAACTAATTCCTTGAACAACAAAATTCGACCAATCTTCATCTGAATATGGAATAGGTGGAAGATCGCATCCGGAATGGCTACAGGGGCCACCATGCATATTTTTAACACAGTGAATTTTATTAAAATTTTCAATGTAATGTAATTTTAATCTATCATCCTCCTCACAAAGGCTAATCTGCCAATTGTAATGAGTAACAATTTCACCATAAAAAAATTTGTGCAAATTTCCATCCTCACAATTCTTCATAAAATACCAAATCGCCTCATTCTGAATCACATGATTAATAAATTTTCTTGAAACAAAGGGTATATATGGATGTCTTATTGCTGATTTTTCATCATACATAATACTTGTATGGTGAAGTGGACAAGCATTAATTGAAATACCGGGTAAATTTAAAGTTGCTGATATAAATTGTGCAATAGTTCCTCCAGCTGAATGACCAGTTACGAAAAAAGTATAATTATACAATTCTCCTTGGACATCATTCATAATTTGTCTGCTTGATTCAAAATCTCTTTTCCATAAATAATTTGTAATAAAACCTTGAACATTTCGGTTGACATCATTTAAATTGTCCGAACCTTTAAATGCAACAATCGCACGTTTTAAGTTTTCTTCTATTATTAATACAGCAGAGACTTTCCGATTGAAAATATTTCTTCGAATAACTTTCCAAGTTTCATCATTTTCTCTGATTTCTTGATAAAAAGGACTATTATATGACGCCAAACAAGCAAAACAAAAAATACGCAAATCGGGCAATTCCTCCATTTCTTTTATTGTATTTATAAATAAATTTATTCAGTATCAATTTTTCACAAAAATACTATTTATTCCTCTTTCTAACTTTTTCCTCCATCTCAACAAAAGAATGTAACATCAAATTTTCTTTACAATCAATTTTATCAGTGTAATCAAATATAGCGTTGATTCTTTGATGAAATCCTGTAATTGATCTGTAAAAATTCATATATTCATCATTTAATGAAAAAACACATAAAAATTTTCTTCTTGGATTTTCAACCAAAGATCTTAAATCTGACATTGACAAAGAATAAGGTCCATTATTTGGACGTTCTCTTATCGTTCCAGTTAATTGATTTATATCAACCATTCTCCACCCTATATCCGAAAAATCACAAACTACATTTTCAGGTAATTCAGATACTATATTTAATTCAGTTCCTTTAATATTACGATCAAAACAAATATGCGCATATCCTAATTCTTTTGCCAAGAAATATGATGTTTTTGTCTTTCCTGATTTGGTTGGACCAACAATCATAATGTAATTCATTAAACCATCTTCGATTTGTTGCTTCCTTTTTTTAACAAAATCAATAACTCCATCTTGTGCAATCTTGTTCACTTCTGGTATTAATGGGGGAATAATATGAATTTCAGGTTCGAGAATTCCTTGCTTAGCATTATATAAAAGATGAACTTTTTTTTCTTCTAATTTTCTTTTGTAATTAACCACAAAATTATCAGGTAATTCAAAAAAAAGATCAATACTAAAATTTACCTGCAAACATTCAATATTTCTTATTCTGAAATATTTTCTTTCATTTCCTACCATAAAATACATTATCCCATCTGAAGGAAGGCTGTAGTCTTCAAAATTACTTTTACAAGTTTTAATTTTAACATCAATTAAACTTCTTTCAGATGAACTGTAAAATTTAAATTTTCTTTCATCAAAGATATTGTATAGAAATGATATAAATTTATTATCCACCAAAGAATCTCTCATTGTTAAAGTTTGAAAGATTTGTTTGTTTTCGATTGCGATTTCATCTTCGTTTTTTCCTTTGGTGTTTGTTTCTCCTTTTTTGAGACCGAAAATAGTACAAAAATTTGAAATCATATTTAAAAATTCTAATCCTTTCACAATAATATTAAAAAAATTTTTTGATTGAGTAGTTTGGCTCATTTTACGCTTAGAAAAAATTACGAAAGTAAGCATCAATTTTTAATTAAGAATAGTCATATTTATGGATGTTTACCAAATTAAATATTATAAAGATATGAATAACCCATTTTTCATAAATAATAAGAATTTAACATATCCTTTCTTTTAATATTTCTTTTTAATTCCTCAAAATAAGGGTAAGTACTATGAACAAGTAATTTTTTTAAACTAATTGGCATATCTGGCAATCTCCTCTTATAATTTCTCGGCAAAATTAAAATCTCCAAACCATCCTGTATTTCCGTAAATTTATGATTAAAATGACCTGTTATTGGAAAATAAATTTCCTTTAATTGTTTGGGGAAATACTCAATCGGTTTATTAAAAAATTCTCCAAAATAAATTACCCTCAAAGAATCCGGCAAATTATCAATTGACCTATCAAAATATTTACTTAATTTCAACTCCTCCAAAGTGTATGGCAAATGATCAAGCGGATGATCATAATAAAATGAACAAAAAATAATTGACTTTATACCCGTTGGCAAATTATCTATAGGATAACTAAAATCTATTCCAAATACTATTGATGTAATATTATTCACTCGCATCACCTCAATTAATGAATTTGTAATTGGTTCATTGAATTGGTGAGTAAATTTTATTTTATTTTTTTGGATAGAATACATAATTATTATTCTAAAAAAATAATTTTCTTTTAACTACTTTTTGAAAAATTGATTAATTTTTACATTATTTTGTTTGAAATTAAATGGATAAATCTGAAATATCTGTTAAAATTGCTCAACAAGTGATTGAAAAAATTAAGAAAAATGATTCATATACCTATTTTAGATTTAAGCTTCCATTGAATGAAATTGATGGAATTAAATGTCAAACAAATATTAGTATTCTCTACACAGGAGTGGAAAAAGATATTGAGATCAAAATTTTTATACTCAGCAAACATATCAAAAAAACCTGTCGGCACAATGTGAAAAAATGTTATTTTAGATATGAATTTAATTCTTTCAGCATTACCAAATCAAATGTTGTCGAAATATTCAAAGATAAACTAAATGAAATTATACTCATTTTATCAAATCTCTCATTCAGCAGCTACCGTGGAAAATTTTTAGAATCCGAAATAGTTAAACTTGAATACGATATTAATGATTTTTTCTTTGATTCTTCCAAAAAAGATGACACAAATGTCTGCTTCATTTGCAACGAATTTGTTAGAAATAAATTCCGCTTACGTTGCTGTAAAAAAGCAATGTGTCTTAAATGCCGAGAAAAAAACATTGCAGTCAAAGGTTCGGATGCGAAATGTCCATTCGGATGCGATAAACAAATTAGATATCTTCGAGAATATGTTTATCTTGATAATGAAGATGATTAGTAAAAAATGATGATAAAATAAAGGCTGTAGTTGCTCCACCATTCCCGCAAAATGGATCCCAAAAATTATAAAAAAATAAATTTTTACTAAATAAAATGACAAAAGGTTTGTAATTTTTTTTCATAAACCCGTACCCATATACCAACTTCTACAAACTTGTTGAAGCTGAAATAAACAAAGAAGAATTGGGATAATGACCCCTACATTATTTTAAGTTTATCTCATCAAATATTGCAATTGTATCTTGGGAAGAAATGAATGATTATCAATATCGTGTTGGTGCAAAGATTGGAATTGAAAAAATACTTATATCGTAATAAAGATGGTTTGTTTGAAATTTATGATGGGGTAACAAAAGAATTTATTTCGATTGAAGATCATAGAGCATAATTTTACTGAATTACTTTGTTAAAAATTTGTTTTATTTCCATAAAAAAGTGATTTTTATTTTTGGTGAATATTATAAAGCTAATGGGATGAAAAAATTCCTTGAGGTTTTCGATATCTTATATGAGATTAAAGAAAATATCTCTGATAAACACTTTGTGACATTGAATAATATTTTTAAGGAAATGTACGCTGAAATTGAAAATTATGAGGAAAAAGAATACAGAAATAATAAAAATTTTGATTGTGTTATCAGAATTGAAAGAGATAATGATGAATCTAATTCTGACAATAACAGTGATGAGGATGAAAATTCAGAAGAAGAAACACCGAACTCCATTAGTTTAAAACAATATATCGAAAATATAGATGGAAACAATATTCGACATAATTTTAACCATACAAACCTGGAACAATATTTACAAAGAACTCAAGGAGACAAATATAGTCCATCTAAAATTGATGAATCGATTGAACAAGAAGTAAGAGATGCAGTACCAGTAAAAGATTTGGAGAATCCTTCAAGGATAGTATTTTTTGTTATAGATAATGGAGAATTGAATTTAGTTGAATTGGATGAAAATAACTTAGGTGAGATTGTTGGACCAGTGGAAGAAGATGAGAATGGAATTTATGAATTTAATGATAAGAAATGGAAACTTAAATAATACAAAAATTGATAGTAAATAAAAAAAAAATTTTTCAGAAATTATAAAAAAAATGGATAAAATTATTTTTGCAGGTATCTCAATCAGCAGCTTTGCTCTTATAGCATTTATCGAAATGGTCAGAGCAACCATAAAAACCAGAGAACATCCAGTCATCGGAAGAGCAATCCTCTGGTTTATTTCCAAAAAACATAAACACAATATATTTGGACCTTATTATTCCAAAACTGAATTTTATTCAATTGATGGCGCAAGTGAACTATATGATCTCCCAATAGTTGGTTTTGAATATTCAGAATTAAGTTGGTTGATTTTAGGATTAAAGATTAAGATAATTGCTGGTGAAAGACCCGATGAATATGTTTATGAAATTTCCGGCACAAACTGCGAAAAAAGATTAAAAGAAATTATTGAAGAATTCAATAACTTGTTTTACACTTATTTTGAAAAAGAAGATTTAATCAGAATTCCACAATACAAATTATTTCGTTACTGGGATTTTCGACCCCAAACAATTAAAACATCTCATATCCTTTCATATAAAAAGTACCAACTTGATGCACAATCTGGAATTATTGAAAGATTTTCCAATAAAGAAATTCGAGGTATCATTCTTGAACGTCAATCTAAAATTTACTCTTCTCTCCAAGAAGATTACGTAAAATACCTTGCATACAAAATGAAAAGACCAATTTACGAAATCGATACACAATATCTCGGTGATGAAAAACTTATTTTTAGTAGCAATCTTCCTATAAAATATCTCGATGATTTAATGTTACTATTAACTATACAAATAATTGATGAGAAATCAATTATTTTTTTCAATACACTTGACTACAAATTCGGATTAGATTTGCTTGTTAAAACTATCACCGATATTATTCCGGCGGATACTTTTATTGTTTTTGGAACAAAGAATAAAGATCTATATAAAATCACATCGATGGAGAAAATATCAGTGCTTTTCTAAAAAATATTATAAAATATCTATTATAATTACATTGAAAATTTACCAACCTTAATCAAATGCACCGACGAAAAAACTGGACTATTTATATGACAATAATCATCGGGTAAAATTATTGTTTTTAGATTTGAAGGTAGTTTTTTTATTTCTTCATTAAAAAAACTACACACCTTAAAAAATCTATCACGACCCAAATAAAATACATTTCTCCTACAACCTAAAACTAAAAATTCAATACTATCTGGTAGACAATTAATATCTAGATCCCTGCAATTACATATGGATAAATGTTTTAGCCCATTTGGAAAATTTGCAACACTATTACAAAAATCAAATAATACCAATCTTTTCAAATTTCTTGGTAAAAAATCTAATGGTTTGTTGTAAGAATTATTTATTTCAAGACTTGTTAGATTTTCAGGCAAATTATCTAATGATCCATAATAACGATCTACAATATATAAACTTTCAAGAGATTTTGGTAAATTATCAAGTTTTTGCGAAAAATTACCTCCTATCTGCAAAAATCTTAAATTACTTGGTAAATTATCAATCGAATTATTAAATTCTCCACCAATTCTTAATTCTATAAGACCCTCCGGTAAATTGTCTATTTTTGAAGATCCATTCATACATAATAATTGTAAATTTTGCGGTAAATTATCCAAAGAATAATGATAGTTGTTTCCAATAACTAAATCTTTTAGATTATTTGGCCATTTTTTTATTTGGACATTATAGAGATAACCCATATCAATTTGAGTAATGTGATCAGGTAGAAAATCAATAATGTTTATATCCATCACATCATTCAATCTAACTTCTTCGATATTTTTAAGGATATCTTTTAGTTCTTGTAGTTTGTTTATTTGAAAATGTTTTGAAATAGTTATTCTACTTCCCTCTATTTTATACATTTATATTTCAAGGAATTCAATGTTTTTTTATTCAATTTTTTACACTTCACCCGTCTGTGCCGACTTTTCAATTGTCTCTATACCAATGTCACTTTTAGAATTACCATTCATCCAACAACAAAATATTCTCAAAATGCAATGATACCATCTTTTTTGTCTTCTATATTCAATGTATTTATCAATTTCCTTTGATAATATATTATCCAAACCCAATATCTCCGAATTAAAACCAATAACATCATGAATTAAATTTTCTTTGATTGCATTTAAATCTTTTAACTTTTCTTCTTTTTTATCAGATTCTTTTGATTGAACCTCACAAATTTTATTGTAAATAAGGTTTAATTCATGCGTTTTTATTTTCCAGGAATTGCGACGTTTTTTTATTTCAGAAAAAATATTTGTCGAATATAACCTTGGATACCTGTATCTTATCGCAGATGGAATAATAAATTGATTAATTTCCTTTATCTCTTCAATATTATGTTCTAGACTTTCTATAAAACTGTCTAACTTGTTCGATATATCCTCAATATGATTTAATTTCGTATCAGAAAAATGCATAATTTTCCCTGAAAAAAATTCGCATTTTGTTTGCAATTTATCAAATTTATAGGCTGAAACTCTATGAGATTCTGCCTTTGCATCCAATTTCAAATAAGATATCATGGCCAATAAAAAACTATTTAATGCAGTCAAAGATGAAACCACATAAGCGCCATATTTATAATCACCCATCGAAACACTTAATACCGTACATATCGCAGAAACACAAATTGCTGGAACCATTAGCATATTTAAAAAATATTCGCAATGAGATTTGGATTCAATATATAAAATTTTTTGACCTTTCAAATAAATTGCAATTAAGTCAACTGAGGTTGCACATCTTGTTTTGTGGGCCCAAAAGGTGGTTTCAACCGTATCCATCATATGCCGAAATGAACCGATATCTCTTGCAATTAAGTTATTTTTTGTGTTCATTAAAGAATATTCAGATGGTTTGTTTGGTTTTGATGAAGGTGACTTAAAAGCTTGTAACTGTAATTGGAGATCTTGATTTAATTGGGATTCAGTGCGTTGAAGTTTTCTTGCATAAAATTCATCAGATGGAGTTGGGGGAGGAGGGGGGATGTCGGATGGTGGTTGTATTTTTTCGGAAATTGGACGTACACCGGCGGCTTCTTCTACTTTTACATTTTTTTTCATATTTAATAATTTACCTAAAATGTTAAATACAAATAAACGCATCAAGATGAATTTTTATTATTATTCTGCAAAGATATAATTTTATCAGTCGTTGGCTTTAATGCCTTCGCAAATATTCCATATAACATCCCAAAAATTATAACAAAAGTAATTATACCAGATATTATTGGATATAACTTGAATTGCTGTCCTCGAATTGAAAAATATAGTCTTTTTGCACCAAAAAAAGAAAAAATTAGCTGGAGTGTTGGTTGAATGATACCATCTGACAAATCCTGCATAATTTTACTAAATGAAAAACCTAAAGCAAATGATATAAATGTTGAAATAACTGCAAAATTCGCCAAAAATTGCATTAAATCATTTGGATTCTTTACATCATCTTTACTTTCACCCTTTTTCTTCTCATCCATTATAATTATATAAAACAATTTAAAAAATTTGATTTTTTTTATAGTATATCTTCCGATTGTTAAAAATGATTCGTAAATATATATTCCTCCTTTTTGGAATGCCCTTTATTACTTTTTTCACATTACTTTCCTTCATTCTTTACATCTTCTCATGCGGAAAAATAAACTTCAAGTTTTGGGAAAAAAATATTTTAAATATTCGGTATCCTTCCAATATCTTATATTTTCTTTTTTCTCTTTTTATATGCATTGATGTTATTATATTCTCTTTTATTTATCTATACTATCCCAATAAAATTCACCCGATTGATAAAGATATTCATTGGGGAGATATTGATAACAATTTGATTTACACTCAATCAGATAACAAATGGAACTATAATATAACTAATAGTAAAAATCATTTATCAGTTATACAGGATTGTCCATCAGGAAGTATTCATAGTGTTTATTTATTATATTGTGATAAAATCCTTGGAAAAATGATTGGAAAAGAAAATAATAATTTTTATGAATATGATATAATTGTTAATGGAGTAAAAGAATTGCATATGAAGACTACAAATGGTATGCCAGGCATTATAGACGAAGAGTCTTTTTATTCAATGATCGGATATGATTTGAGAGGTAACAGAAGTATATATGTTAAATGGACTTCTTTTCCAAGCAATAAATTTTTCGTAAAAGATATTTATGGAGATGATGTTGTCAGTTATGAAAATAAAGATGGAAAATGGGAAATAAAAAGTTTAGGGGAAGAAAATGTTTTTTCTCCTGTTGCTGCATCAATCTATCTTGGTCATTTTCTTGTTCTTAATAAGGATTTAATTTCTAATGATATGTGCAATATAACATATGGTGTAATAATTATATTACTTTCTTTATCAATATTAGTATTTATTTTTTTGATAATTGGATATTGTATTTATAGAAAGAATTATTTGCAAAGTAATTATCTATACACACCTGTCTAATTTTTCCTTTTTGGAATTGAAGAAAGTACTGAAGAAATAAAACATATTTGTGTTATTTTTATAAATAATTGCTGTTGTGGTGGTATCATTGGTGTTTTTTTATATTTTTATAATGTAAATAAATCGAAAAATGCAATTCTAATCTTTTTGCATTTTTATTTCATTTAATTTCTTAAAAAATTCTCTTCGTTCGTACCAATGCGATTTGTAAGAAAAAATAGTTCTTTCCAAATTTTTATTTTGGAAATTTTCAATGAATATAGAAGTGATGTATTCTTTTACTCTTTTTTCCATTTCAACTTTTTCAATTTGACCTTTATGTTCGTCAATGTAATCAAGTCTAAATAATTCTGCATCGTAAAATGCAATCTCCCTTACGAATTCAATTACAAATTCATTTGGGATATTTGGTATTTTTGAGATAAAACTTGAAATACTTTTTATTACCATTCTAAATAGTCCGTAGGAATACTCAGAAATTATTTTTCTTACTTCATTCCTAATCAAATCCATTCTCTCTTCCGAAAAACAATCATTCACTGATATCTTCGACAATACCTTGGTCATAAATAAATTCTGCTGCTTAAAATAATCAACTTCAGAAACCATTGTTAGTTAGTTCTCCCAACATCAATTTAAAAAAAATTCAATTTTTTTAATTTAGGTAAAAGAGGATATGAGTTTTCGTTTATTTTTACAACAAACATTCGACATTTATGGCAACCAATGGAAAATACGTTCCTATCCATACAGATATCAACATATTGAAAATTCTTTTTTATATAGATTTATCGATGGAATATTTGATATTCATTGAAATATTACCATTCTTTCTTCCGCCCTTATTTTTTTATCATATGAACCATAATTATCAGTGACATAAAGATGTTTTTTATCTTCCCATATATATCCAACATAACCAATTATTTGTATATCTTTTACACCATATTTTTGCATTTTTTGTAAAAATTTACCACAATAACTTAATTTACTATCAATCGGATGATATGCAGTATTGCATACGAAAAAATGAATTGTTTTTACTTCCAATAATTTTTCTCCCAACATTTCATACATTTTTTCAAATAAAATTTCTGAAGTTAAACCTTCACTATTATACAATCCAATTTTTCCGAATTCTTCATGATGTCCTACGACATATATTGTAGTATTGGAATTTTGTATTTCATCTTTAATTAGAGCTATTGATCTTTTGGGAGAACTGAGACAGAAAGTTAAAAACGCTTAAAACGATTAGATTAAAAAAAAATCAGCTTAAAGAAAAAATGATATACATTATTATAAATGGACAAATGCCTTTTGTTAAAGCTAAAGAAGCCGCCAGACACTTTGACGTTTCCTCAGCTACTATCAGAAAATATGCTAGAGAAAACAGTATTTACACCGAACAATTACCATCAGGAAGATATAGATATTGGATTGACTCTGACAAACCAAAGCCAGAAATCAATACTGATACAAAATATACAATCGCCTATGCTAGAGTCTCATCTTATAAACAAC